GAATGAAATTAATCAAAAAATGTATGACTTTTTAGGCTATAAACATGACACCAATCAATCAACTACATAATATTCATGACTATAATATAGATATAGATAATAGAGAAATTTATTTACATTCTTATTTTAATGAAGAAGAAGATGAGTCTGGTGTAGACTATAGATCAGCTATAGTATTTGAAAAAAATTTAAGATATCTTAATTTACTATCATTAGATCCTATTCTTATACACATGCATTTACCTGGAGGGGATTGGCAAGATTGTCTAGGTATTTATGATGCTATCAAGTCCAGTAAAAGTAAAACTATTATAGTAGCATCTGCTAAAGTAGAGTCCAGCAGTACTGTTTTGTTGCAGGCGGCGGATTTAAGAATCTTAACTCCTAATACCAATTTTTTGGTTCATTATGGGTCAATTAGCGTGGATAATGAACATAAAGCAGCTTTAAGCATGGTTCAATGGAGCGAAAAAGAGAGCGAAAAGATGATTGATATATTTACAGAAAAGTGTATAAATAGTATGATATCTAAAGAGAAAAATTGGAAAAAAATGATGGCCAGAAAACATATTGTGAGTCAATTAGCAACTAAAAGAGATTGGATTTTAACAGCAGAAGAAGCGGTTAGATACGGTTTTGCTGATGGAATACTTGGCACTAAGAGATATCCTAATATCGATTATATCAAAAACTTAATGAAAAAATCAAAATAATATGTATATTGACTTTGCTATAACATCTACGGATATATCAGAATCAGACGCAAAACAAATTATACAAGAAATAATCAGTTATCCTATAAATAGTATTACTGTACCATTTTATTTAATTAAAACAGCTAAGAATTTATTAGGCCCATCTTCTAACAAGATATTATCTTGCCTAATTGATTATCCATTAGGAATTTCAGATCTTAAAACACGAAAGTGTGCAATAGAACAAGCTTTTAAAATTGGTACAAATTGTATAGATATGGCTATGCCACAAAATTTAGCAGCCAATAGAAAGTATGATAAAATTCGTGAAGATATAAAGTCTACTCAAGAATTTTGTATAGAACATAATTTAAGTGTTAAATATATCTTAGAATATAGAATGTTTGACCATCATTGTCTTAAAAAAATATGTGAAATTTTTGAGAATCATCAAATTACACATGTTTATCCATCTACTGGATTTTTTTTAGATAATTTAGCCGATAATATCCTAGCATCCATTTTTTTGCATCAAAACTCTAAAGACTTAAATGTTATATCCACAGGAAATATCTGGACAGATAAGCATTTTGAAACGATTATAAAATCTGGCCTATTTGGTTTTAGAACAACCTCCATCCATAGCCTGAAAAATTTCATGCTTTTCAATTCTAGTCGTAAAGAGAAATAATGGTGTATAAAAAGTCTAGTTAACAAACATCTTTTTATTATGGAGTACAATAATGGCCACAGCACAAGTCAACGGTTCCGCTTTAACAAATAATGGCTATGGTTCTTTTTTAGAAGCCAATAATGCACACGGCACAATGAAGGCCAACGGAACAGCCACATCAAATATTGTAGAAAGTGTTACAACACCAAGTCCAGTAGTAGATGCTTTTGCATCGAAGGTTGTTGAAGATACAGTAACAGTAAAAGATTATGCTGGTAAGGCTGTTTCTGGTGGTGTTTTTGCCCATAATCATGTCAAACCAATTTCAAGTTTAATTACTGATGAATTAGCTGGACTAAGTAATAATAGTATCAAAACACCAGGTAATGATCAGGATACTATTCGTAGTATAAATAAACTAGAAACACTTCGTACTCGCAAACTTACCACAGCCATTAGAGAGAACAAATACAATCGTTATACAAATGAGTTTGATGCTGGCTATCCACAAGTCTCAGTAGACACATTGGCAACAGACGAAGCAGCCGCTCCAACCTCCAGTGTTCCTGGCGAATTGACCTATATGAGTGGTGCTAAGACTCCTTACAATGATAACTACAAGGCTAAGACCAGTTATTGATATAATTATATTTTTTAAATTATTGACACAATATAAGCCAATGATACATTTTGTGTCGTTGGCTTATTCAATATAGGGGCTAAATATGTCAGACACAATCATTCATTTCTGGGAAAATATTGCTACGACTAGTATAGGAATTATTGTAACAATGATGGGTTTTTGGGTAGCAATAGGTAAAAAAATGGTCACTAAAGCAGAAGTGGCTGAGTTGATAAAAAATGAAAGTCCTTATCTTCAAGATAGACAATTTATTATGGAAAGATTAGCTAGTAATAAAGAAACACAAGCCGCTTTTGCGTCTGCACTACAAAGAAACAGCGATGTAATGAATGAACTCAAAGTACAAATAGCTACTTTAGGTAAAACACTAGAAGCTTTAGAAGATAGAATAGAAAGAGTTTAAAATGGCAGCTACTGAATATAATTTTTCTATAGAACAAGGATCATCTTTTAGATTATTATTAACATATAAAGATACTAATGGAGATGTTATAGATCTAACTGGATATTGCGCTAGACTAACAATGAAAGTTGGAGGGCAAGAATTTAAAACTTTTAGTACTTTAAATAACGATTATACTGAATATAAATTTACTATTGATGGCCCACAAGGTAGTATTAATTTATTAATTCCTGCTAGTGCTACTAATAATTATAACTTTAATAGCGCTAAATATGATCTTGAACTACAAAGCCCACAGGATTTATATGTTGGTGGGGGTAAATATACCATAAGAGTATTATATGGAACTATTTCTATTATTAAACGATTTAGTCAATCAACCACTCTGCTAGACTGCACAATATGAGCTGTTTTGATGTTAAAATTATAGATCCAGATATAAACACCATAGAAATACAAACTTGTATTGGTGAACAGCCATCTTCTATAGATATAGTTACATATGACAATACTGCACTAGTAGAAGTTTCTCATTGTATAGCATTATTGCCTTCGGATATTAGTGAGCTAATTCCTGTGCAAGATATAGTGGCTGGTAGTGGAATCTCAGTTAGTAGTATTAGTGGCATATATACTATTTCATCAAATAATAGTGATCCTGTAAGTCTATTAGAAACCGTACAAGATATTATTGGTAATAGTGGGCTATTAGCTGGAAATTATATTAACGTAAACTATAATGATTCTACTGGATATACTACTGTTTCAGCCACAGGATTGCAACCTAGTGGAAATTATAGCGTTGATGGTCATACTCATACAAGCTCTAATATTACAGATTTTAACTCTAGTGTTAGCGGACTTCTTCCTGTTAAGAATATTAGTGCTGGCAGCGGCATAGGAATATCTTCAGTTTCTGGTGATTTTACAGTTAGTGTTACTGGGACTTTTGGTCTTACTGACGAAGAAGTTGATGATAGAGTAAGTAATTTATTAGTGGGTGGTAATTATGTAAATCTTAATTATAATGATTTAGGAAACAGTCTAATAATTTCTGTTACTGGCGTTCAGCCAAGTGGAAACTATAGTTTAATTGGACACTCTCACAATACTAGTGATATAACAGACTTTAATAGCGGAGTAAGCGGACTCCTTCCTAGCGTTAGTGGCAGCGGATATATAGTATCGTCTTTCGCTAATAATATCTATACTCTTAGCACTAGTGGGCTACAACCAAGTGGTAACTATAGTGTTGTTGGTCATTCACATGTTATAGCTGATGTTTCGGGATTGCAAAATGCTTTAGATAGTAAACAACCAAGTGGAGTTTATGCTAGTGGTATTCATTATCATATTAGTTCTGATATCACAGACTTCAATAGTGCTGTTAGTGGATTGATTCCTCCGTCTAACTTTACTTCACTAACTGGATTAAGCGGAATAGTTGTCACTAATAGTGGCACAAATTATTTTGTAACATTAAGTGATCCTACTATTCAACTAGCTGATATTACAGATCTATCTTCTAATGCTAGAACTTTTTTATTAACACCGTCTAGTAGTAATCTTAATACTTTAATTAGTGATGAAACTGGGTCTGGAAATTTAGTATTTAATAATAGTCCCGCTTTTAGTGGCACCCCAACTGTGCCAACAGCACCAAGCGGAACAAATTCTACCCAAATTGCTAGCACAGCATTTGTTAGAACAGAAATCAGTAACCTAATAGACTCCGCCCCATCAACACTAGATACTCTTAATGAATTAGCAGCAGCACTAGGTGACGATCCTAATTTTGCCACCACTATTGCTAGTGGATTGGGACAAAAGGCAAATTTAAGCGGAGCTATTTTCACTGGATCAGTAACTATTCCTAGCGGAACTGGCAATTTTGATAGTTTAACAGTTGGAGGGGTGGTGGTGAGCATTAGTGGTCACTCTCACGTTACTAATGACATCACAAACTTTAATTCATCCGTTAGTGGACTACTTCCAGTTAAAGACATATTAGCTGGTAGCGGTATTTCTGTATCATCAACTAGTGGTGTTTATACCATTAATGCTGATGTTAGTGGTGTAATTCTAGAAACTATTCAAGATAATTTGGGTAGTGGTTTTTTAGTGGCCGGAACAGGTGTTCAATTAACCTATAATGACGCCGCTAACACCTTAACATTAGATAATCTTCATACTCAAATTAATGAGCTTAGTTTAGAACCTCAAGGATTTGTTAATAGGCTTGATAGCGTTATTAGTTTTAATGATAGTACACGAACATTTACTATAGCACCTACTGGAGTAAGCTATGATATTTATATTGGGGGTGTAAAAGTAACAAAAACAGCAACGGAAACTATTGTTATCGGTAGTGGAACAGCACTCAACTATTTACATTTTGATGTTGATACTGGATTATTGAGCAATAAAACAACAGAATTTAATTTTGATATTGATGTGCCAATTGCATATATTCATTGGAATGCTGATATTAATCAAAGCACGTTCTTTGGTGAAGAACGCCACGGTATCCGAATGGATTCTGCAACACACAAGTGGATTCATCGCACTTTTGGTGTTCAATATATTGAGGGATTAAGTATTGGTAATTATGTATTATTAGGAAATGGTAGCTTAGATGCCCACGCTCAAATTAGTATTAGCGATGGTACGCTTTATCAAGAAGATATCATTATTAATATTGCTGATGGAGACAATGGAGTTGAATTTACTCAACAATTAAGTCCAATTGCTTATATTCCGACCTACTACCATAGTGGAAGTACCGGTCAGTGGGTAAGAGATTCCGCAACAGCATTTCCAGTTAAATATAATGGCACAAGAGCGCAATATAATTTGTTGTCTGGTGGAACTTGGACAATTCCAAACGTTACTAACGATAGATTTTTTGCTATGTGGATTGTGGCAACTAATGATATTAATGATCCTATACTAGCAATTGTTGGTCAAAGACAGGATAGTAGTTTAAATAGTGCTGAAAATCATAATACCTGGGATAGTATTAATTTAGTTAATATTCCAGCTAGTGAAATCAAACCACTCTATAGATTGATATTCCAAACAAATAATACTTATACTAATACTCCAAAGAGCAGTTTACAAAGCATACTAGATCTTAGAGTGAGCGTATCATCAACAATTAACGGCGTGACTCAGAATGATCATGGATTATTATTCGGTCTTGGAGATGATGATCATCATCAATATCTTCATATCGATACCGCACGAACAATAACTGCTAATCATACTTTTACTAATGGCTTAACTATTAGTAGTGGATTATTAAGTGCTACGAGTGGCTCTTTTACATCGTTAAGTGTTAATGGTACTGGTGTTAGTTTAAATGGTCATACCCATACATCAAGCAGTATTACAGACTTCAATACTAGCGTTAGTGGATTATTACCAACTATAGCAAATAGTGGAAATAATAGACTATTAACTAGTGATGGAACATCAACAGGTATAGTTGCTGAAAGTGGTTTGGTATTTGATGGAGAACAATTAGTTATAAGACCTAATGCTATTTCTAGTAGTGGTATATCACCATTAATATTATACAATGATATTTCTTATTCTGGCACCTTTAATCAAGGTCCACAAATTGTACTGTATTCATACGCATCAGGAAATAATATAGACACAAGTTCGGGTGGAAGATTAATTTTCCATAAATTTAGAGGTACAGAACAAGCTCCGCTACCAGTACAATCTGGCGACTGTATATTTGTTATACGAGGTAATATTCTAGATGCTGATAATATTAGTAGAGGAAACATTAGAATACGATCAGACATTGTTTCTCCACCAGTATCAGGTTCTCAACCATACGATAGTAATAGACTTTATTTTAATACTAGTGACGGTCAGTCTCTTGTTAACAATACTTTATCTTTAGAAGACGATGGAGAAGTATATACTAATGGATATTTAAGTATTATCAATCAATCTAGGCACTCCTTAGTAACTAATAGTTCGCAACAACAATCGTTGGGTATATATAGTACTCCAAGTGGTAACATTGGCACCAGTGGTAATTTATATGGTAGTGCTATTAACTTTAGTCCAATAAGTCCTACCGGAAATTACTCTATTAATTATTATAGCACAAACTCAATTACTTTTAGTGAAGTTAGAGAAAACGTAACTAATTCTGGAGGTATTGTTGGCGGTCAATTTGGAGCAATAAGAAATGCTAGAGGAGCAAATATTGGAAGTCCATGGTATGATGATAATGGAGCATTGAGTTATTTATTCGGATTAGTATCTATATATGGTCATAATATAGGACAAAGCGGAATATTAGGTCCAGCACCGACCGGAGTGACTCCATATACTGAAAATGCTATTGGATTATATATATATCCACAAAGAGGCTATGGTGATATTAATTATGCTTATGACTTATTTTTAGCTGATGATCAGTTTCAAATTGGAAATATAAATAATCATTATGGTATTTATCAAGAAAGTAATAATCCTAATTATTTTGCTGGTAGTATTAGTGTGGATAATGGATTAAGCTCGCCAACTCCAGTGTATAGTTTAGGTACGGTTAGTGGTAATACCGCTATTAACTATGCTATTGATAGACAAATACAAACCCTTACTTTAAATGGAACTAGTGTAAATTTTACTGAAGGAACAGGATGGAATTTAGCTAATAAGAGTGTTGATGTAGTCTTACAAATTACTGTTACTAGCACAACAACTGTTGCGTTTGATAGTGGTTTTGTGACTGATTGGTATAGTATATTACCAACTTTCTCAAGTGGTACATATTTGATATTATTAAGAAGTGTTGGATCTAGTGTAGTGCAAGGACATTATATAGGTAAAAAACTTTAGTAAGGATATAATCTATTATGTATTATGATAATAAAAATCAAATCATTATAAACACATTACCTAAAAATAGCATTGGGCCTGATGGTAACTTCTATTTTAATTTTGATACTGCTAATAATATTGACTTGTGGGCCGATCATAATTATTATACTATACGAAATGATAATCAGTCTCCTGGACCAGACTATCATGAAGATGAGAATAAGCGAGTGGTAACTCTAGATAAACCATATGCTGATATTAGTAGAGTATGGATTTTAGATAATGAAATACCAGTTAATAATTCTCCAGTAAATAATATCACTGTTCCCAATAATCCATCAGAGGAATAAAATGTATTATAATATTCATAATCAACAAGTAATTAATAGTCCACCATCTAGCATTACTCTGCAAAATGGAACAGTGATCACTGGTGATAATTTAGATATATCAATATTAGCGGAGGGTGGTTATTATACTGTTCGTAGTGATAGTCCACCACAACCAGATAACACCGTAGAAAATATTTCGCAAAGAGTAGTGGATTTAGACAAGCCATATGTTGATATAATTCGCACATGGATTACTGCTCCAATTATTGTACCAGAAAATATTAGTGCAAGACAGGTGCGTTTATGGTTAATTGATAATAATATAGATTTAAATAATGTAGTCAATATTATTAATACTATAGAGGATCCTATATTAAGACAAAAAACACAGGTTGAATGGGAATATGCTCCATATATCGAAAGATATCACCCATTAATAGACACACTAGGTGCGGCATTAGGATTGACTAGTGAACAAATTGATCAAGGATTTATCATAGCTAGTCAATTATGAATACTTTTATAAAAAATAATAGTTTATTATCAACTAAAACTAAATTAGAATATACTTATAATCCAAATAATTTAGTATTACTTTATAATACTTCATTAGGAAATGGAGCGAATACTATTTATGTTCCAGTACAAGGAACATCTCCTAATGTCATAATTGATTGGGGTGATGGATTATCAGACACATATACAACAATAGGCTATAAAAGTCATACATATGCCACTTCTGGTACTTATGTAGTTCAAATATCTGGAACTATGAGAACACTATCTCACAGTGCCACGATTCCTGTTATTGGATCAAAAGAAAAATTAATACAATGTTTAAGTTTTGGTAATATAGGATTAAATTCATTAGGTGGTGGATTTGATTCGTGTACTAATTTAACAAAGGTTCCGAGTTCAATACCAACCGCTGTAACAAACTTACAGAGTTTATTTATAGGTTGTGTTAATTTTAATGATATCTCAATATCAGATTGGAATACTAGTAATGTTTCTATTATGACTAATATGTTTGTAAGATGCTCATCATTTAATCAGAATCTCACTAACTGGAATGTTGGCAAAGTTAATAATTTTGGTAATATGTTCAGTGTCGCCTCAATTTTTAATGGGAATTTATCTGGTTGGAATATTGGATCAAACGTAGCCACACCATCCATTAATATGAGTTTCATGTTTGATAGGTCAGGTTTTAATAATAATAGTATTTCTAATTGGAATGTAGGCAAAGTTAACAATATGCAAAGTATGTTTGCGTCATCCTCATTCAATCAAAATATAAATAATTGGAATGTATCAAATGTTATTAATATGTCATCAGTATTTTCTAATAATACTACTTTTAATCAACCATTAAATAATTGGAATACAAGTTCTGCTACAACCATGAGTGCTATGTTTATTAATTGTACTAACTTTAATCAACCACTTAATAATTGGAATGTTAGTAAAGTTACCAGTTTTAATCAAATGTTTAATAATTGTGATAGTTTTAATCAAAACTTAGCATCATGGAATCTTTCTGGAATTAATACTAGTACTGGCTTAACGGGTTTTATGCAATTTGCTACAGGATTATCAACAGAAAATTATGATGCCTTACTCATAGGCTGGAACGCTAATAAAGAATCTTATAGAACTGATTTGCGTCCAAACTTTGGAGGAAGCAAATATTCGGTCGCTGGAGCAGACGCTAGAGAAGCATTAACAACTTATGGGTGGTTTATAACAGATGGTGGTTTCGCACCATAACTTGGTGTAATTATTAATTATCCCCTAATAAAAGGAAAAATAATATGGCTAATGATATCACAAAAGCAATTTCGGCCAATCCACTTAAAAATGGAACAGCCCTAGTCTCCTGCACAATAACTGGAGAATATTCTGCTCTCAATACTTATGTTCAAAACACACCCACAATAACTGATATACAATCTAAATATGATGAAAGATTCGATGATCCTGCTTATTATTATGGTATTGGTAACGAAACAGTAGTAGGAGGCTAATATGCCAATTTTAAGAATAAATGAATTTCCAGAAGGTAGCGGCAGTCTGAGTAACGATGACGTTTTCTTATTTATGGATGATCCATCTGGTAGCGGTGTTACTAAAAAGATTAGTCTTAGTGAAATAAGTGCTGGTATTGGATATCCCACAGTAGTTCAACTTGGTAGTGTTAGTGGTACTATCAATACAGACGCTAGTCTTGGAGATATTTTTGATCTTACGTTAGCTGCTAGTGGTACTTTATCTAATCCAACTAATCCCACAGATGGTCAAAGTTTACGCTGGAGAATCTCTCACAACGCTAATAGTTTAACTCTTAATTTTGGTAACCAATTTAAAATTCCTAGTAGTGCCACAAGTCCACTTCCACTTAGTAGCACTAGCGGAACTATGGATTTATTAGCAGCCACATATGATCAAAGTAGAAACAAGTGGGATATTATATCATTCGTACCCGGTTATTAATTAGGAGAAAATTATGAACTTATCAAACCCAATTACAATCACTCCACCAGCCATCAAAAAGGCTGACGGAACCATTAAGACTTTTAATCCAATCACACTTAACGAACTTGACGTTACAATTATTGATAATAGTAAACATAAAAGCGTTATGGTTCAAATTCGTCCAGTTCCTCGTCCACTAGTATTATGGAATGGCGATGCTTATGATGATGTTGGTGATTATACTCAGACACAGGTTGAAGCTAAAATTTTAGAGCTTCTTGGAACTGATCCCAAAAGTGTTCTTGAAAATTTGTTTTTACCCCCAGCAAGACCAACTCACTAAATTTAAGGATAACAAATGGCAACTCTCTATTTTGACAACAGCGGCGGCAACTCCGATTGGCAAACTCTGGGCAACTGGTGGACAGACCCGCCCGAAGCCGATCCGCGAAACGCTGCCGCAGCGCTGCCGACGAGCAGCGACAGCGTTCACATTTACGGCCCTGAATGCACCAACACTGGGGCGCAGCCAACAGTAGCCAATCTGACCGCGCATTACATGAATATCGACCTGGACATCACGGTCACCGGCACCGGCACTGTGGAGGTCCGTGGAGGGGCTCTCGCCGCAGGAAGGACGCTGACATATACCGGGCGGGCCAATTTTGTTGACGGCAACGGCACCAACTACGGCACCGTCACCCGAGACGCGACGTTCAACGGCAACTGGCAAAACAGCGGCACCGTCAGCGGAGACGCGACGTTCAACAGCGTCTCGCAAAACAACGGCACCGTCAGTGGCAACGCGACGTTCAACGAAGATTCGAACAACAGCGTCTCCGGCACAGTCACTGGCAACGCGACGTTCAACGGCAGCATTTCAGCCAACAACGGCACGGTTAGCGGAAGCGCGACGTTCTACGGCCCCAACAACGGCACCGTCGGGGGCAGCGCCGCGTTCTACGGTGATGCAAAAAACTACGGCACCGTCGATAACAACGCGACGTTCCACACCAGTTCGACCGGCAACCGTGGCACCGTCAGCGGAGACGCCACGTTTTACCTAGATGCTGACAACTTTAGTAACGGCACCGTCAACGGCCACGCCACATTCTACAGCACTGCGTCAAACAACGGCACTCTCAACAGCGCGACATTCAATGAGTATTCGACCAACGAATACGACGGCACCGTCACTAACAACGCGACATTCAATGACTACTCGCAAAACTACAGCGCCACCGTCAATGGCAACGCGACGTTCTACGACAACTCGCAAGCCTACGGCACCTTCAACGGCGAAGCGAGGTTCCACGACAACTCGTACTTCACTGGCGGCTCCGTCAGCGGCAGCGCGGAGTTCTACGACCGTTCGTACATTCCTTCTGGCGGCTATTTCAGCAACGGTCTCACAATCTATGGCGATCCTGTGATGGCTACCGCCGGACTCACAAATAGCATCACAAATGGCACGTTCACCTTTTTCCGCGCGCAGTTAGGCATCAACGGTTCGTCAATCCTGGGGATAATTTAAGTTATGATTAAACCAGGATACAAAACAAGCGAATTCTGGTTCACACTAGTAAGTTTCTTATTTAGTGGACTATATTTATTGGGTATACTAAATGATCATTCTCAAAAAGAAGATCTTATTGCAGAAACTAGTCGAGGTTTAGAAGCATTAATACTAATTATTGGTCAATTAACAGTACTATTTCGATATGTTAAGGGTCGTAATGAAATTAAGAAAATTTGGTGGAGTAATCAAAACGAATCAAATAAGCTCATAGAACAACCAGAGGTAAAAAAAGATGTCAAGCAAAGAACTAATAAGAGCAGAAGTAGAAAAACTAATAGTCAGCACAAAAGAAAGAGTAAATGAAGTTAAGCGTTTTGCTCTAGGCGAAGCGTGGAAACTATTACAATTAACCACAGCTAGTGTTGTACAAATTATAGAAGCTATTGGTAATGATCTAAGTAATCCTGATAAAAAAGCTTTAGCAATGGATTTATTAAATAGTTTTTATGATAAAGTATTTTTAGTGGTGGACGTTCCCTTTGTTCCTAATCTTGTTGAGCCTATTATACATAAGTACATCAAAAATATACTCATGATAATGGTGAGTGCTACTATTGATGCTACAGTTACAATTTTTAGAAATACGGGCGTTTTTATTAAAAGAGAGGCTGGATTATGAATTATACAGAAACTTTTGAAGAGTTTGCTAGCAAGGTTGGACCAATGGATTTGGCCTTATATGCTGGTGTTGGTCTAGTACTATGGGTATTATTTAAGGATAAACTAAGCCCTGTTCAAACATTTGTAGGTGGATTAGTAGAAAAATTTAAGAATGTATCTCCATTAAAGCCAGTAACTCCTGTGGCAGTTGTTGTTCCTTCTGTCAAGCCAGTAGTTACAACGAAAGAAGATATCTTTTTTAAATTAGTCGTTAGTTGGAAACAAACACGAGACTTAGCATCTGAATGCGGCTGCGATAAAGCAGTTGAAGTTGCCGATCAAATGTTTCCATACTTAAGTCCTGTAGTTTGTGGAGATAAGGAGAACACATGAATACTAAAACATTATTACTAGGATTAGCTGGTTTATTAATAGTAGTTGGTTTATTTAAGCCAGATCTTGGATCATTAGTTAATCGTCCAAAGCCAGTTGTTGTTGAGGTTGAAGAACTATCAGCACCAGTTAGAGAAGGACTAAAAACTAAGGCCGATGAAGTGGTTAAAATTTTAAAAGATAGTGATCCTGATCGTAAGACTGATGGTCAAAGATTGGCTAGTTTATATGTAGACTTAGCAACTCTTGTAGCTTTAGATGGTGATGATGAAGTTATTAAAAATACAGAAGAAATTAGACAATCTAATAGACTAGCAGGAACTATGCTAAAATTGGATATGAAAAATAAATATCCTAAATTAGCAGAAGCTTGCAAGGCTGTTATAGTTGAAGCTATTGGTGACGATAGTGTTGCATTAAATAAAGAATCACGAGTTCAGGCAGCAGAGGGTTTTAAAGCATTAGCATGGGCTTGTCAACAAGGAGCAAAATAAATGGCTCGTTTATCACCAGTAGATCTTTATAACAATTATAGACAAGGCTTTCAAGGAGCCATCTGGAATCAACTAGAATTTGACCACTTGATGGAAATTTTAAAATATCCACTCTTTGGTGATGCTAGTTCTAGAATCACAGATAGTGGCAAAGGTAAATTATCAACGCCATACAAAAGCGTATTAAAATTTGATAAGAAGCCTTATGAAGAACGACAAGTTACTGGTGATTGCGTAAGCCATGGTACAAGAAATGCTTGTGATATTAGTCGAGCAGTAGAGATTGATGTATTGGGCGAAAAAGAAAGTTGGATAGCCAGAGGCGCAACAGAAGCTATTTATGGTGCTCGCGGCTGGAGTGGTCAGGGTATGACAGGTAGCAAGGCTGCTGAATTTGTTAACAAAATTGGTGGAATTCTTGTTCGCAAAAACTATAATGGCGTAGTTGACCTCACTAAATATGATGGAATGCTTGGTGCCGGATGGGGCGGTAGAGGTGTACCGGATAAGGTTTTAGATCTTGCTAATGATCATCAAATTAAAACAGTATCATTAATTAAAACTGTTGAAGAAGCGAGAGATGCTTTAGCGAATGGTTATGGAATAGCCGTATGTTCTAATTATGGTTTTAGTAATAAAAGAGATAGTAAGGGATTTGCCAGAACCAGTGGTAGCTGGGCTCATTGTATGGCTTGGATAGCCTGTGATGATACCAATGGAGACACATCCTTTTTAGTGCAAAATAGTTGGGGTAAATGGAATGATGGTGGCCACCCGTCTTGGGGGCCAATTCCAGACGGTTCATTTTTAATTCACAGCGATGTAGCAGAAGGCATGATCAAACAAAACGGAACATATGCCTTTAGTAATTTTAACGGATTTCCTGTACAAAAATTACCAGATTATGGGTTTGATTACTTATAAGGTGTATTATGAGAATAATAGATAAAATTGCATTGCAACGATTGATTAGTATGTTGTTAACTTTTATATTAGCAGTACTGAAATTATTTATGCCGTCTAATACAGAAGTTGATGATAATGTTGATAATCCTAAACCCAAACCAAAAAGAAAAAGAATTTTTCCAAGGGTAAACAAATGAATAAGGTATTTGGTTTATTACTAATTGCTACGATAATCTTTGGATCGTCTCCATATAAAGGATCAACAACTGCTGCTGTTGTATTATCTGGAGGCATTATAAAATCTACCCATATAGAAATGCCTGATAAAAAATATGAAAGAAAAAATTGTCCAGTATGTAAAGGTACTGGTAAATATTTAAGTGGTGATGGTATAGAAATGGTAGACTGTGGATATTGCGAACCAGAAAAGAAAAATGGCGAATCAAAGATTAAATGTCCACAACCAACAATCATTCAACACTCGCCAATTATCATCAATAGCGATCCACAATGTACCGGTCCTAATTGTAGGGTAAGACAATGAGCGAGGCAAAACTTAAAGCTATAGGATCTAAAGTATTAGCTAAAGCTAATATACCAGAAGATGAAAAATTTGGTAGTATTATTGCTATCTTAATGATTATTAGTATTATTTTAACTGTTATAAGGGTTCTGCAAGAATGCAATAAGAATAAATTATCAGCTACTTGCACAGCAGAAGATAAGTACTCTTTGTATGGAGCAGAAATAAAGGAATACAGTATGCGTCGTGGATGGTTCACTAAAATGAGAATCAAAAAAATCCTACGCAGAGAATTAAGTCCAGAACAATATAATAAATACAGTTTAGCTTTAACCAGTGCTTTATTAGATACTGGAGAAAGCTTAGATAACACAGAGGTATCATATTTAGTGGAGGCTGCCAATGTTTAATATTTTAGTATGGTGTGTATATGGTTTATTTGTAGGATCTATTGCTAAAAGCATAGTTCCTGGTGAAGAAAATTTTGGTTTTGTCAAAACAGTAGCGTTAGGCGTTGCTGGTTCATATATGGGTGGTGCCATACTCTACCTATTAGGCAGTTATGAGGCTGTTTCGCCCGCTGGCATTTTAATGGGTGTTGCTGGTGGCGTACTTAGTTTAGTTTTATATAACAAACTAACTACAAAATAGTCTTGACTCCATCTCACAACCAACTATAATACTTCCATGAGACCCACATGGACCGATTATTTTCTAGGCTTGGCTAAAGTTGTTTCTCAACGTAGTCACGATATACAAACACAGCATGGTTGTGTAATTACAGATTCTAAAAATAGAATTCTAGGTATGGGATATAATGGATTTCCTAGAGGTGTTGACGATCAATATTTACCCAATACCAGACCAGAAAAATATCCTTGGATGATTCATGCTGAACGAAATGCGCTATCTAATTGTGTTGTTCGTCCTGATGATGGAATAGCCTATGTTACTGGTCAAAGTTGTAATGATTGTATTATGGCGTTATGGCAAGAAGGAATTAAAAAAGTTGTCATGTCTCAAGATCATGGTACTCATTTATTTAATGATGATGCCAAAAAAAGATTTGATACTTTTGTTTCTATGAGCGGCATAGAAATTGTCTATATAGAGCCAGATCTTTCCTGGCTGAAACATTTGTGTGGTGTATTGTAATGTACAAAATAATTTTTTATATTTCAATTTTTATTCATTTATTTCATATCTTAACTGGCAATACTAGTATGATTAATTATTCTTTCCAGAGTATTGTCATTATAGGTCTAATCGAACTCATCAATAGGAGATAATATGTCGGCTTTACAAGAATTACAAAATTATACATTCGTTAGTAAGTATGCTCGTTGGCTTGAAGACAAAAACCGTCGTGAAACATGGAAAGAAGCGGTGGATAGAGTAAGAGAAATGATGCACACAATGTACGATCAATATGACATCAAAGAAGATATTGATTGGGCATACGATATAATGTATAAGAAAAAGGTGCTTGGAAGTCAAAGAGCTTTACAGTTTGGTGGAGAACCTATTCTTAAGAGACATGCTAAAATATATAATTGCACAAGTTCATATTGTGATAGACTAAGGTTTTTTCAAGAATGTTTCTGGTTACTTCTATGTGGAAGCGGTACAGGATTTAGTGTTCAAAAACACCATGTTGCTAAATTACCAACCTTAGAACACGATGTACCAGATAATGGAGAGGGCGCTAAGTATGTTATAGACGATAGTATCGAAGGCTGGGCAGATGCTCTAGGAGTACTGCTTAGTTCATATTTCAGTAAGCCTATTGAAGAATTTAAACAATATAAAAATACATATGTAATATTTGATTATTCTAATATTAGGCCAAAGGGAGCATCACTAGCAAGCGGCGTAGGCAAAGCTCCAGGATTTGAACCACTGCAAAATGGTCTTGAAAAAATCAGAGCATTATTAGATCGCTGTATTGCTAATGATCAAAAGAAACTACGTCCAATTGACGCTTATGATATCGTTATGCACAGTAGTGATGCTGTATTAAGCGGTGGTGTTCGTCGTTCTGCTAGTCTTGCACTATTTAGTCCAGACGATGAAGAAATGGCAAAGGCTAAAACTGGCAATTGGTATATGGAAAATCCACAACGAGCACGAAGTAATAATTCGGCGCTATTACTAAAGAACGAAACAACATTTGAAGAATTTCAAACATTAATGGAAAGCGTTAAGGAATTCGGAGAACCAGGATTTATCTGGAGTGAATCTACAGAAATGGTATTTAATCCATGTGTAGAAATCGGCATGTGGCCCGTAGACGAAGAAACTGGTAAGAGCGGCTGGCAAGGCTGTAACCTGTCAACCATCAATTGCTCGTCTGTTGAAGATGAAAATGATTTTTATGAAAGATGCAAAGCTGCTTCTATTATTGGTACTCTACAAGCTGGATTTACAAATATGGCTTATCTTGGAGAAACCAGCTCTAAGATTTTTGCCAGAGAAGCTCTATTAGGAGTTTCTTTAACTGGCACAATGGAAAAGCATGACCTCGTACTAACAGAAAAAGTACTAAAGAATGGTGCTAAAATAGCCGTAGAGACTAATAAGGTATTAGCTAAGGCTATTGGTATTAATCAAGCCGCTAGAGTAACTTGCTTAAAACCAGAAGGCACCAGTAGCAGTATGTTAGGCACCAGTTCGGGTATCCACCCACATCATGCCAAGCGATATATCCGCCATGTACAGGCCAATGTTTTAGAAGCACCATACCAACACTTCAAGAAACTAAATCCACAGGCTTGTGAGAAGTCCTCGTGGTCTGCTAATAATACAGACGAGGTTATTAAGTTTCCAATAGAGGTTCCAGATGGAGCCAAACTTAAGAATCAATTACCCGCTGTGGAAATGTTGTCTGTAGTTAAAGAAACCCAAAAGCATTGGGTTAATTCTGGTAAAAATAAAGCATTATGCACACAAGAGTATCTCAGTCATAATGTAAGCAATACTGTTACAGTTAAACCCGATGAGTGGGATGATGTTACTAAATACATTTATGATAATAGAAAGTATTTTGCTGGCATTAGTCTTATTCCTCAAAGTGGAGATAAGGATTACCCACAGGCTCCATTCACCACAGTTTATACCAGTAGAGAAATTGTTAAAGAATACGGAGATGCTGCTTTATGGTGTTCTGGTTTAATTGAATTAGCCCTTAATGCCTTTAATAATAATTTATGGGCAGCTTGTGACTATGTAACATTAAATCAGGCTAATAAAAATGATGCTGATGATAAGAGAATGTTTACTACTAAAATGAAGAATTTTGCTGGTAAATATTTTGATGGAGATATTCGTAGATTGACCTATTGTATGAAAGATGTATATAATTGGAAGATATATTGCGATCTATTTAACAGTTTTAAAAAGGTTGATTATACGCAACTGTCTGAAACAGAGGACAATACCGTTGGGATAGAGGAAATTAGTTGCGCTGGTGGTGCATGTCTAATTTAACTTTATTCACAAAGGGTAAACATTGAGAAAAAACAATAAAAATAAAAAGAAAAAAGCTATTGATTTAACTAGTGCTCTTGACAATAACGTATCTCAGGGTCATGCGTTTAGAAATAGACTCAAACCACGAAGTGAGAATCAAAAAGACTATATAAGAACAGTTGCTGAAAATACTATTACTTTTTGTCAAGGTTTAGCTGGTAGTGGTAAAACCCATATCGCTATAGGTATGGCCTTAGAATATTTATTAGATTCTAAGGTAAACAGAATTGTAATTACTAGACCAGTAATAGAGGCTGGAGAAAAAATAGGTTATTTACCAGGAACAGCAGAAGAAAAACTACATCCATATTTATTACCAATTATTGATGAAATTAATCATTTTATTCCAATAGCTCAATACGCATCATTAAAATTAAATAATAAGATAGAAGTAGTGCCTTTAGGATTAATGAGAGGTCGTAATTTTCATAATTGTTTTATTGTAGCAGATGAATGTCAAAATGCTTCGTATGAACAATTAAAAATGTTATTGACAAGAGTGGGTCATGAGAGTAAATTAATTTTGACTGGTGACGTTGGGCAGTCCGATCTTAACAGACATCTTCAAGGAGGATTTATAAATATGATAAATGCTCTTGGTGGCGTTGAAGGTATCGGTGATGTTAAGCTAGAATCTTCTGATATTGTACGCAATCCAATTATAGCTAAAATTTTATCTAGATTAGATACTTTTGAAAATGGAACCCAACCATAAACAATGCTTATTGCTTAATGCAGACTATACTCCATTAAGTATTATTTCATGGCAAAAGGCTATAATTTGGTCTATGAGATTTAATCATAATCCAAAATATGGTATTGAAATCATAGACTTTTATAAAAATGATTATATTGCTGGAGTAGACAAAAAATATCCTACCCCAGCAGTAGCCAAAACTCATAGATTTTTTAAGATGAACAACCAGACTGTAACATTTTCTAGAAAGAATATTTTCACTAGAGATGATTTTACATGCCAATATTGTCATACAAAATATGAAATATCATATTTAACTTATGACCATGTTATACCAAAGTCAAAATGGAAAGATCACAATAGATCTTCTGCTACATGTTGGACTAATATTGTTACAGCATGTATAGCTTGTAATAGAAAAAAGGGTAATAAAACACCTAAAGAAGCTAATATGCCCCTTAAAACTTTACCTATTAAGCCGAATAAAAATATCAAGTACTTGCCAATCACGATCCATCTGAGTAAAATAAAGTTGACAATACCAGATGAATGGAAGATATATTTACCAGAATCATATTTATAATGCCCACGTATTCTTACTATTGTGACGATTGCAACCAGGACTTTGAGTTGTTTTTCTATATTAAGGACTATATAGAACAACCCAAATGTGTCCATTGTCAAAGCTCTATTACACATAGGCATTATATTAAGGATGTTAGTACACAGAATGCTTCTGTAAGAAAATCAGATAGCGAACTAAAAACCATAGGCGATTTAGCTAATAGGAATCGTGATAAATTAAGCGATGATCAAAAAACTGAATTATATCAAAAACATAATTCATATAAAGAGTATAAGGAAGAAAAACCATTACCCAAAGGCATGAGCCGAATGAAGAAAGGTGTTAAAACCATATGGCCAAGTTAAAAGACGATAATTTATTTTTTCAAAATAATACAGATCCAGTAGTTAAAGAATATGAATACTTTACTATATTAGGAGATCATGATTATTTAGATGATCTTAATAGACCACGATCTAATGAAGAAACCAATAAAGTTGTAGCAAAAACCTCTACATCGGACAAGAAGCCAACCAGATACTATATTAAAGTTGGAACCTATGGAAAAATTTATAATCCTATTGGTATGTTTAGTGAAGGAAAAAATACAAAATTTCTATCTAAGATAGGACGTAAAGAATTTGAATTTAAAGAAGTAAATCAAAGAGTATTTGATTTTTATACTAACTTTTTATCTACTAAAAATATGGCATGGTTAAATAATGCTGAAAGGGAACTAAACTAATGGCTAAGATTACTAAAACCAAAGAATATGCAATCAGATATCTTTTTAATTATGCTAAGAAAACACCAGAGGATATTGCTGCTGAATTAAAAATTCCACTAAAGAACGTACAAGACATTATTGGTACTAAAACTAAGATATCCAAGACTAAAACTGATAAAACTAAAGAGTTGATGATTAGACAAACATCAGCTAAGAAAAATAATAATGTAAGCATTATGACAGAAGCAGCGGCTCAACTATCAGATGAATTTATTAAAAATATGGACACCAAAAACAAAGAGCGTACTGCTAAGTATATTTACAGACCAAGAGATAACTAAGCTTTAATGTCTCATAAAAAATATGCTTCTAAATATTCTAACGGGAAGACCGTTAGTGCTGCTCAGTATATTACCGAAATTATATGCGAAAAAAGAGCAAAGTATAATAAAAAGGATTTACATTATAGGTTTTGGGTTAATAAAGAATGGGCTAGATTTTATAGAGAACAAATAGCTTCTGCTAATAAACTCTTACAAAAGTACTCTGATACTGCCATCGTAAGAGGACTATCAAATCCTAAAGCAGAAAAAATCTATTCCCTGCGAGCACCATTCCTCATACCTATCATAGAGGACGAAGAACAAAAATTAAAAAACGAAAACCAAACTCTGTCCTTACAATTAAATAGGCCAGAAGATGTTATATTTGGTGAAAAGAAGATTAATAAAACTAACATAATTTCCAAATTGAAGGATTTAGATAATGAGTCTTAAAGAAGATGTGACTAAAAATTTTGGTGATGATATTATCCTTAGTGGCAATGCTTTGATGGATAAGAAGAGTATTACCATACCAGTTAGTCCATCATTAGATATTGTACTGAATGGTGGAATACCAGAAGGCAGTTTTGTAGTATTAACTGGCCAGCCGAAGTGTGGTAAAACCACAACATCATTAGATTTCGCCGCAACTGCCCAAAGACCAGAATACCAAGGAACTCTTAAAAGCCCTAGAGAAGTGTATTACCTAAACATTGAAGGTAGATTGAAGAAACGAGACTTAGAAGGTATACCAGGATTAGATCTAGATAGATTTCATATTATTAGTAGTCAACAGGGTAAAATACTACACGCCGAAGAATATTTGCAAATTGCAGAAAAAATTATTAATGAGATCCCAGGGTCAATTGTTATTATAGACTCGTATTCTGCATTATGTACAGAAGCAGAAATTACAAGCGAAATGGATAAAATGCAAAGAGCAGATGGCGCTAAACTATTAGCTAAGTTTTGTCGTAAAGTAGCAAACGTTATTCCTGTAAATAAAAATATAGTAATTGGTATTACCCATCTTATGGGCAATCCAACAGGATATGGTGCAGAATTTAAGGAGAAGAGTGGGCAAGCTATTGCTTATCAAACAGATATTAAACTAAGAGCCAAAACATTTAAACCATGGACTTTAAGTGCAGATAGCACCCAAATAGGTCAAGAAATTGATTGGCAAGTTATATGTTCTGCATTAGGACCACCAGGAGGCAATATTACTAGCTATATTCGTTATGGACAGGGTATTGACAAATACATGGAGGCGATTACACTAGCATCTGATATGGGTATTATTCACAAAGGCGGAGCATGGTATACTATCACTGCTCTACCAGATAAACCCAAGTTTCAAGGAGCAGAAAAGGTTAGACAATACTTACTAGAAAATAATTCAGCATATATTGATCTAGTAACTTCTATCAAGGAAACAATGGGTATTAAATGCTAGTTAAAGATTTAGATGGACACTCTCATAACTGGTTATTAACCGGGAATATGGCTAAGGGTAAGATTACTAATAGATCATCTCATCATTTACGAGCTAGAAGTATTATTACCGAATTATTTCCTACTTTACAGATTTTAGAAGAAGTACCAATACCTTTACGAAAAAGCGAAACTCTATATTTAGATTTTTATCTACCACTAAAAAAGATATGTTGCGAAGTACATGGAGAGCAACATTATAAATTTATTCCATTTTATCATAATAATGTGCTGAACTTTTTAAAATCTCAAAAAAGAGATAAAGAAAAACAAGAATGGTGCGAAAGTAATAATATTAAATATATTGTCCTAGCATATAATGAATCAGAAACAGAGTGGAGTGAAAGAATATCAAATGCTTAAAACATCAAAAGAAGAAGTAAAATATTGGGATGATATATTAGACGAATATGAAACATCTATTGGATTAGGAAAATATTCAGAAGTCCACAATTTTACTGATGGTGAACTTAATATTTATTTTACTATGAATAGAGATGCTATTGAAAAACTTAGTCCAGAAGATTGTGCTCAAATAGCAGCGAGATTAGCCCAATATGCTTTCTTTTTACAACGAACACTAAATAGAGAAATTGCCCGATTTAATTGGGCAGAAGAAAATATTAAAGAAACTATAGCTGATGAGATTAATAATTATAAGGGCTATGGTTATGTAGAAAAATCATTACAAGCTATTAAGCATAATGACAAGGCTAGTACATTGAGCAAGATTAAAAGATATGCCCAGCAGAGAATGGATAGACTATCATATCTAGCTAACAGCGTTAAAAATCTATCTGATATTATGTTATCTGTACAAAGAACAAAGGTGAAACATGGCTCTTGATAAAGATGATATTAAAGCTTTAATAGCTATTCTACAAAAGGGTTTAGTAGACGAGGATGAATCTGATAATGATATAGAAGAACCTGTGCATATTAAACCAGTCAAGAAAAAGACATCAGTACCAACAACTAAACCTAAAAAGAAAAAAGCTATCAATAAGTTTGATAAGATGGCTGAGTTTAGTATGTGTAAGGAAGATACTGAAATAGATAAAAAAATTAAGAAACCACCACCTTCTATCAGAAATAGGCCATTTGACTTTATAAAAGTCCAGTGCAGAGTATGTGGAAAAAAAGAAAAAGTTGCACCCATGCTCGTCGAGAGTACTGAAAGATATAAGTGTAACAAGTGTTCAACAGGAGCAGGCTGATGATTTTGTGTGATCCGGCAGCAGAACGTGCCATTTTGGCTGGTATTTGTACATATGGTGAGGACGCATATTTAGATATTGCAGATATTTTACAAGAATCTTCTTTTACAGTTGATAGTAATACTATTATCTTTAAATGTCTTAAGCATATTTGTGAAAGTCATCAAAAGTCAATAGATATTGCTTCTATTTATTCTGTAGCACAAGACTTGGGTGTTTCTCATATTCTTTCCAAAAAAGAAGAAACTCAACATCTTAAGGCTATTATGGATTTTCCTGTTAGTCTAGATAATGTTCGTAAGTTTGCTGCTAAAATTAGAAAACTAGAAATTGCTAGACTTTTAAGAAAGCAACTAGAATTAACCCAGGATAAAATATTAGAAGTTACTGGATCAGAACCAATCTCGTCAATTATTGGACTGGCCGAAGATAGTATATTCAATTTCACTAGTCTGCTCAATGATACTGATAGTGGTCCAGAAATTATGGGATCCACTATTGATGACTATGTAAAAAATCTAGAAGAAAATAAAGTAGATCAAGTAGGCATACCAACAGGATTTCCTATATATGATCAGGCTATAGGTGGTGGATTAAGAAAAGGTACCATTAATGTTATTGGTGCCAGACCCAAAACAGGTAAAACTTTATTATCTGATAATATGGGAAGAAATATAGCCAAGCTAGGTATTCCTGTTTTAAATATGGATACAGAAATGAATAAGGAAGATCATATCAATCGTATTCTTGGTATGATTACAGAAATAGAGATTAACACAATAGAAACAGGGCGTTTTGCTGACTCGCCAGACAAAAAGAATAAGATCTTAAAAGCAGCAGAAGAACTCAAATCAATGAAGTTGTATCATAAGAGTATTGCTGGTAAACCATTTGAAGATCAATTAGCAATTATGAGACGTTGGTTAGTTAAGGATGTCGGATTAAATGATGATGGTACAGCAAAAGATTGTGTGATTTTTTATGATTATTTAAAGCTTATGGATAGCGCTGGCATTAGTCAAGACTTAAAAGAATATCAAGTTTTAGGTTTTATGATGACCAGTTTGCATAATTTTGCTGTTAGGTATAAAGTGCCAATAATAGCATTTATTCAATTAAACAGAGATGGTATCACAAAAGAGAGTACAGACTCTGCCAGTGGTTCGGATAGAATTATTTGGCTATGTAGTAATTTTAGTATCTTTAAAAGAAAGAGTGATGAAGAAATGGCCGAAGATGGTCCTGATGGTGGCAACAGAAAACTTATTCCACTAATCAGTAGACACGGCGGCGGTTTGGATGATAATGACTATATTAATTGTCATATGAAAGGCTGGTGTGCTAAAATTACAGAAGGTAAAACACATTTAGAAATCAAACACAATACAAAATCTACCGAAGAAGGCTTTATAATAGATGAAGACGATGACGAAAACCAAATCCCATTTGAATGATCAGTTAAAACTTAAAATTATTTGTGACGAAGTATGCGATAATATCGAGTCGTTGTTGGATGGTTTTGGTATTGATGACTACAAAACACATTCAAAGATGATAGTGATGTCGTGTCCCATACATGGTGGAGATAATATCTCAGCATTAAATCTCTATCCAGAAGGAGATACATACAGAGGTAACTGGAAATGTAGAACTCACAATTGTGAGAAAACATTTAAAGGTTCTATCATTGGTTTGATTCGCGGCATTATATCTAACCAAAAATATGGTTGGAGTAAAGCTGGTGATGATATGTGCTCATTTAATGAGGCGGTAGAATATGCCTTAGCTTTCATTAAAAAAGATTTGAGCAATATCAAAATTTCCAAAACAGAACGAGAAAAGAAGCAGTTCACTAATGTTGTTAATTATCTAAATAAAGAACCACAAAAAACCACGTCACACATTACTAGAGCACAAATTGTTAAATCACTAATTATTCCAGCACAATATTATTTATCTAGAAATTATTCTAAAGAAGTATTGTCTAAATATGATGTAGGATTATGTGATAAATCTGGAAAAGAAATGAGTGACAGAGTTGTTGTACCCATATATGATAATGATTATAAATATATGGTAGGATGTACTGGTCGTAGTATTTATGAAAAATGTACTAGTTGCAAGGGTTATCATAATCCAGAACATCAATGTCCTTCTGTAAATGATGTTTGGAAATTCCCCAAATGGAAACATAATGCAGATTTTAAGAGCCAAAGTCATTTGTACAATTTCTGGTTCGCCAAAGACTTTATTTTAAAGAGTCATACTGCTATTATAGTAGAAAGTCCAGGTAATGTTTGGAGATTAGAAGAAAACGGAATACATAATAGCGTAGCAATTTTTGGCTCGTCTTTAAGTGATAGACAAAAGATTTTATTGGATTCTTCTGGTGCTATGAACTTAGTCGTACTAACAGATAATGATGAGGCTGGACATAAAGCTGCTGCACAAATTAAACAAAAGTGTCAAAATACTTATAGAGTTTTTATACCAAAAATTACCAAGTCAGATGTTGGCGAAATGTCTAAAGAAGAAATTCAAACAGAAATTACTAATTATTTAGAAAGTATCAAATGACTAAAATCATAGCTTTTGCTGGTCGCAAACAGTCTGGCAAGACCACATGTTCAGAAGCCGTATTAAAATACGGTAATGACACATTGCATCCTTATAATCCTTATAATAATTCCAAGATATATAATTTTGCTGATCCTCTTAAAAAAGATATATGTATTAATATTTTAGGTATGAGTTATGATCAGTGTTATGGTTCTGATGAACAAAAAAATGAACTAGTAAACTGT